AAGCTCATTTCAGCCCCCGCACGACGCAATCGTAGATGATGTCCAGCCCGGCGGGCGACAGCGCATTCACCTCGATAAAGAGATACTTGGTTGCCCCATCGGCCAGCGTGAGCGTGTCGTTTACCCCAGGCTCGTCGAGCGGCATTCCATCCGCGTCCAGTGCGGAGAGTAGCAGGGTCTCGTCGCCGGATACGATGTTCACGCCATCGACCTTGCGATACCCCGCCAGCGGCAGGATCACCCCCTTTCCGGTCTGGACTGTTTCAGTGACCGCAGACGAGCCAGTCGAGGTGTTGTAAGCCCCCGACGTGCGAGCCGTGAGCGTAACGGCCTGCCCCTTGGCTTCGATCATGCGATCGGCGGATGAGCGCTGAGCGGTCGTCATGCGCGGATCAGGCGGCGCGTGGCGCCACCCCCGAGCATGTAGGCCGCCAGCGTGCGGTCAACGGCGCTGAACCGCTTGGCCTGCTGGCTGAAGCGGTCGTACTCGGTTTCCAGCGGCCCCACCTTTTCGCGAACGACGGCGCGTTCGAGGTCGGGGCAAAGATCTTCAGTCAGTGCGCGCAGGGCGAGGTCGGCGCAGGCGTTCGCCACGTCGGTCGGGACAGAATCGCCCGCGACATAGCGCCCGTCCGCCTCGACGCCATAGCGTGGCCAGTCGAGCGCCTGATCGAGCGTCGCGCGGACGCCCTGCCAGCGCAGGCGGTAGGTCTGCACCATGTAGACCGTGGCGCGGCGCAGGGCCTGTTCCTTGACCGTATCACTTCCGGTCCAGCCCGTGTTGCCGAGGGCGGCATGGCGCGCGTCAGCGGCGGCGAGGCTGATATAGCTCTCCGCGCTGGCGAGGCCGTTGCCATCCTCGACGACGAGCGTCACGGGTCAGTCCTTCGTCGGCACTTTGGGGCGAGCGTGTCCGCGCGCCGTCTTGCGCTGCATCGACTTGTCGAGCGGCGAGCGCGGGTCGAGCGCGTCGGGCGAGGGCGCGCCTTCGCGAAGCTGGACCGCGATGCCCATGCGCTCGGCGCGAAGTTCGGCCTGGCGCTGGATATAGGCCATGCGGTCGATCTGGTCCTGGTGCGGATTGACAGGCCCCTGCGCGGCGATGACAGCAGCGTCGTGCGCGGCCTGAGCGTCCAGAAGCGCGCGCTGGGCAGCAGCGGCAGCTTCCTGTGCGGCTTCCAGCGCCTCACGCGCCTCTGCCACGTCGAGCGCGGCCTGTTCGGCTTCGTCGAGATCAGCCATCAATCGTCTCCAAGCACGATGTAGGACAGGTGCAGGACACCAGTGGCGGTCATCGCCACGGTCCCGGAAATGTCCGCGTCGTCGATCAGAAGCTGGAGGTTCAGTTCCAGCGAGCCATCGGTGTTGTCGAGCATCACGCCGGCCGTGGCCCCAGTCGAAGTGCCGCGCGCGCGGGGCGAGACTTCGGCGGTTGCGGCCCCAAGCGCGGTGGACTGGATGATGTCCACTTCGGAGCCGGACAGCGTGGCATCGCCAGTCGGAGCCGAGCCGATCGCATAGTCACCGTCGAATGTGTCGGACAGGGACGCACTGGTCGGGCCGGTGAACGTGAAATAGGCGACGGCCCCAAGCAGCAGGATGTTTCCTGCGGGGAGATCGCCGATGACCGCCGTGCCCCAGCCCACGCCGGAAGTGCCGGCGACGCTAACGGCGACGTTCGTTGCTTTGACCGTGGTCTTGATGATCGGGCTGAAAGCCTGAGGACCGCGCGAACGGCTGCGAGGAAGACCTTTCATGTCGTTCTCCTATGGTTGGGGCAGGCCGAAACCCGCCCCTAGCCGTCACGCTTCGCGCGTCTTGAGACGCGCGATCTTGATCTGCTTGCGTTCGGGGAACACGCGCTGCCACGAACCGGCATCGGCCAGATTGTTCGAGGTCGCCGCGTTCGAAGGGCCGCCGTTCGGGGCAGTGCCCGCGTACTTGTGGCCGGCGGGATGGATGGACCATTCGACGCGGTTGTAGAGCGTTTCCGCACCCGCGCCGTTGCCAGCGCCCGGCAGGCGGTGCACTTCGACCGGAACGTCGGGCGAACCCATGCCGAGGCGGAAGGCGCCGGGGCCGAACAGCCACGTGTCGTAGACCGTGCTGCTTTTGGTGACGCCATCATCGACGATGACCTGGCGACCAAGGAATGTCGGGATCGAGACCTTGCCTTCAGCGTCCGGGATGAAGTCGATGAGGTTGTTTTTCTGCATCCGGTTGTAGACCACCGAGTGCACCATCACCATGGTCAGGCTGTCCTGGCTGTCGCCCATGAGCAGCGCGGCATCGAGGAAGGCCTCGGCCGAGAAGTCCGTGACGCCAGCCACGTAGGCCGAACCGGAAATGTCGCTGGTCAGGTCGTAGCGCGTATGCTCCGAGCCGGACGGGGCCGCGTCGTTGTCGGCAAAGATGCCGTTGACGGTGGCGACGAACGCAAGCTGAAGCTGGCGCGTCCAGTAGCCGGCGGTGAGCGCGGCAATGGCAGCGGCAGGATCAGCGCCAGCGAGTGCGCCGGCAAGCTGCGACGTGTTCCACGAAGCGTTACGATTCATGCGAACCGCGACTTCCTGGAGCGTGCCGATCTTGAAGGGGTCGGGATCGGCGGTGCCTCCCGTGTAGCCAGCGTAAATCGTGTCGGTGCTGACGCGCGCCGAGTCGTCGTCAAGATCCTTGAACGACGGGACGTTGAAGGTCAGGCCGCCGCCGGCAAGCAGGGCGTCGATCGCAGGGTCACGGACGACAGCGCCAGACGCGATGAGGCGGCTCTTCGTCTCGGTGAGGTTCTGCTGATAGGACGTGAAGATCGAGGGGACAATGATGTCCGAAACGCGCGTGGAAGGACCAGCGGCCATGGGCTGCACTCCGATTGCGATGGGGGAGAACCGCAGTCGGCGCAGCCAACTTCATGCGGGTCCGGCGCAACCGGAGCGAAACAGGCGCAGCCCATTTCGAGCACACACGGTGAATCAAAACGGGCTGGCTGTCAATGGTCAGATATTGATGGTCACGCCGGCCGCTTTCGCCAGTGCGGCGGCGGCGGTCGGGTCGGCCTTGATGAGCTTTGCCTGTTCGGTCATGTTGTAGGTGTCCTTGGCGAACGGGTTGACCGCGCCACCCTTTCCGCCGCCGGAGCCGGGGGCGCCGCCACCGCCGTTGAAGTCGGCTGCGCGGAAGGCCTTGCCCTCGTCGCCGTCCAAAAACGCCTTGATGTGATCGCGCGCGGACTTGTCGCCGATCGTGACTGCGTACTTGCCATCGACAAGATCAGCCTTGGCCTGCGCCGCGATCATGGCCTTGAACGCCGGCACGAGTGCGGGGACGACATTACCCTCCGCGATGGCCCCTGCGACTTCGGCCTCAAGCGCGAAAGTGCGCGCGGCATTCCGTTCGGACTCCAGTTCCTTCGTCGCTTTGTCGCGATCGGTGTTCGCCGTCTTGAGGGCCTTGTTCGCCTCCGCCAGCGAGGCCTCGGCCTTGTCGGCGCGTTCGATTTCGGCGCGGTAGGTTTCGGGGTCGATTTCCCTGGCGGCGCGGGCTTCAGACTTCGCCTTGCGCACGTCCGCCACGAGTTCCTCGTTCTTCGCGGTCAGCTTGTCGATGCTTTCCTTAAGCGCGTCGATATCGGCCTGGGTGTAGGTCTTGGGTTCGGACATGGCTATGCTCCTGCTTTCAGTTCATCGAGGGTGAGGGGCCGCCCCGTCTTCGTGACGAGATCGGAGAGGTTGAGCTTGCCGGCGAGGTAGAGATCAGCACGACGCTTGCCGAGGACGCGCTCCACGAAGTCCGGCGACTGGCGCTTGAGGAAGTCGGAGAACGTCGTGCCGGACTTCTGCGGGCCTTCGGACGATGCGCGCGCGCCGATGTTGCCGAACGCCTCGTCCAGCCCCGACGTGCCGAAAATGTCGTCGAACGACGGGGGCAGGGGAGAGAGGATGCACCGGCAGTTCGCGTGACGCGGCGGCATGGTGAACAGCATCTTGCTGCCACGGATCGGCTTCATGTCCCAATCCCATGCCTGACCATCGAGCGCCCCGCAGGTCGGGCAATTGTGAACGATGATGCCGCCAGCGACGTAAGTCGGATCATCCGCTATCGAGAGCGTGATGACCTCGACCACGCCATCCCGACGCTCGCCAGTTAATCGCCCGACTGAGACGCCTTCCGGGTCGCCCAAGACCTCTTCACAATCTCCGAACGCTTCTCCGCCCCCATGTTCGCAAGGCGCTTGGCCGACGATTCCTTGCGCTTCTCGGTTGAAATGACCGGCGGCTTGCGCTGGGCCATCTTTGCCAGATACTCGGGGTCTTGCCACTTGGCGCGCATCGTCGCCGCGGCCTTCTCCGCACGAGATTGAACCCACTCGGGATTGTTCGCTCGCAAGTCCGCCTGCGCAGCTTCCCGCGCAACGTTCATCTTTGCCCGCTGCTCCGGATCGCTCCAGCGCTGCGCTGTAATCTTCCGGTTGAATTCCCGAGACTGCGGATCGGTCGCTCGGTCGCGGTTCTTCTCCGCAACCTTCATGCGCCAAGCATCCCCTCGTATCACTCCAATCAGGCTGTCGCCGCCATCCGTCATATTGTAGCCGCGCGGGGCCTTTGTCCCCAGCTTCTCGATAAGAGCGACCTCCATCGCAAAGCCTGTTTCGTAGTTCGTCGCTTTTCCGATGATTTCCATCTTCGGCGCACCATGCTTGCGCCACGCTTGGTAAATTGCATGCGCCCAACCTGCCTGCGCTCGCTTCTGGTGCTCCCGGAATCGCACATTCGGACGCTTGGAAATGCCGACATAGGACTTCCCGTTCGTGAATGTCAGTAGATAGAGCGAGACTTCCAGCATCTTTCCATCCGCTCGGCGTGAGGATCGGGTGGTCATGTGTGACAGCTCCAATTCGTTCGCCGTCAAGATGGATAACAACACTGGATTGGGCAAGCCTTTTCTCGGCCAAAATTACACGGCAGGGCTTGCCAGAGACGCCGCCAAGTACCCAATCACCAACCCGCACTTCTCCTGCGGATTTCCATGATCCATCCGCCATCATGATCGGGGTTTCGGCGGTCCAGCAAACGTGAGAATCCAGCGTCGCCAGCCACTTCACCCCCGGCGAGGTATCCGCGAAGCTGCCCTTGAACGTCTCCCACCGCGCCAGGTTCGCTGCCGACATGATCGACGAATGAACCAGCGTGCGTGCGTGGCGGCGCGACAAGTCCAGCACGCCGTTCTTGCCGGCGACGCGGGCGACGATGCGCTCGTTCGTCTCGCCGTTGACGACGCCCTGCCGCACCGCCTGCGCGAAGCGGAACGCGGTGTCCTCGTCCTGCTTGGCCCACCATGCTTTCGTCGGCGCGCCTTC